GCAACTGAAAAACATGGATGACATTCGTAAGAGTGGCGGTATCGCTCTTTTGATTGACGAGACTAACGTCTCACAACTAGAGGAGTTAATAAACCATGAAATTCACAGTCGTGGGGGATGACTACATGGTCATGCCCGAAGCAGGAATCTTTCGCTCTCAGACAAAACATAGTCGTCTGATAGATGACTTTAAGTGGAAGCCGGGTGCGAACGTGCAAGCAGTATGGCGTAGACATGGATGGGTTCCACCGTCCGAGTACCGCGATGACTATCTTTTTAAACACAACAGAGAGGGTAACTAATCATGAAAAACGGAATGAGCGTAAGACAATTTCTTTTAAAGAATCCTAACGCAACAACTAAAGCAGTAGTTAATGCTACTGGTGCATTGGCTAAAAGTGTTAGCACTATGCGTTGGGCGTTGCGTAAGGAGGGCATTGACTGCACTCCGGCTAAGCGTGGGCGTAAGCCTAAGAAGGTTGTTGACTTGACTGCGGCGGGTTCTCCCATAGATGTGTTTAAGATCGCGCAGGGCAGGGCTGCGGGTAAAGCTAAGTTCAGGATGCAAGGGGTGGTAACAAGAGAAATGCTAGAGAGGGTTAACGAGGAACTAGCCGCGCTAGAGAGGGTTAACGAGGAACTAGCCGCCGACATGGATTTGGTCAACAGCCCACCGCACTACAAAGTCGGGGGCATCGAGACGATTGACTTCATCGAAGCCAAGAAGCTCAACTACAACTTGGGTAACGCTGTGAAGTACATTGCCCGCGCTGATCACAAAGAGAATCGCTTGCAAGACTTACAGAAAGCTAAGTGGTACATCGAGCGAGAGATTCTCTCACAACACATTTAACCTTTACGTAGCGGTTCAGTTCGTCTGAGCCGCTATTTTTTTGCCTGATTAGAATTAATAACTATCGTCCTATGCTCGACTAGGACACTAATTAAACGAGGAGCATCATGTTTTGTGGTTGCGGCAGCAAGCGTTCATCAGTCATCAATACACTCAAAACCGAGTCGGGTGTTCGGCGCCAACGTAGGTGTACCGATTGTAAAGAAAACTTTCACACGATAGAGACGCTATATAAGAAACCAGTTACTGAGCAAATTAAGCCTGACGCACGAGGGATTTATACGAAGCCTGATGCAGCAAAAATTAAACAGGCGAAGGTTGAGACAAGGCGGCGAATCGAAGATCGCGTAGTGCGCAAAGAGTATGTACCGAGTTACTTCATTGAAGATGACTACTGATTGCTCGCGCGCGATTAAAATTTTTTTCTTGTATATGTAAAGAAGGAGGAAGACAATGAAAGCATTTCCAAACGTAACGAACGAGAAGGGTATGGACTTGCGCGATTATTTTGCAGCGGCGGCGTTGCAAGGATTATTAGCGAACCCAAAACTACAGGCGCAAATTCTTGCGACAGGCGGGGCATGGGGCGGCTGGATTCCTGACTCCGCTTATGGTTGGGCAGACGCAATGATGAAAGCGAGGGAGAACCGTGACTAAACCCAAAGAGAAAAAGCCTAGAGAAAGAAAAGACGAAGTAAGAAAGATTAGGCACACCAACGGTTGCATTTACGACATTGACCTACCGTTCCTGATTAAGAAGCACAAGAAGCAGATAGTAACCAAGACTATCGAGAGTGACATTCTTGGAACAATGGAGAGGGAGTTCGTACCGTTCGAGGCCGAGGTCACCGACAAGGATACTAAGAGAACCCACACTAAGCGTTTTCTGGTGGACACAGTAACGGGCAGTATGTACGACAAGTCTAAGGGTAATTGCTACAGTTCAACGCTTTTGAGAATAATAGGAGACTGACATGTTGCATGAAAAGTACCGTGCGTTTTTAGTCGAGGGTCACAGAAGGTTTGAGTTGACAGGCGATAGGGGGCACATCGAGGATGCTATTCAGTTAGTAAAGTCTGTAGCCCCTGAGCATTTTTTTCAGGGCGATGAGGATCAGAACCTAAAGAAGCGCGTTTTCTACAATGAGCCTTATAGCGCACACTGGTCGGGCACATACATCAGGAGGTACAAATCTAAATGATCGTCGATACCATCAACTATAAAGCTATCTGGGCATGGGTCAACGCTGTCTGGGCTAAGTCGTTCGTTGCAGTTGCACTCTTTATGATCGGACTGTGGATAGGAACAGTTCAGACTGAAGGGCGTATCGCTGGCGACTGCAAATTCGCTGGCGCGTTCCGAGTCGATATTCAAGCGTTCGCTTGCCAAAGGAGACTATGAATGAACGACTGTGAATCTAAATTCCATACATGGATGTCAAAAGCGTATGGCAAACTACCTGAAGGCAAAGATTTTCCGCTAAGAGATGAACACATGTACGAAGTTTGGCAAGCGGCATGGCGTAGCGCGTATTCCACAGGAATTCAACGGGGGCAGATGCAGGGGCGCGGACAGATAGAGCGTTTCAATAGAAATATGCGTACCCCGATGGGCTACTCTCAAATGGAAGAACTATTTGAAGGGTGCAAGACAGGGCGCGAGTTTGGGCTGAGGATAGAAAAATGGCACGGCATTTCTGATCAATAAAAATGAGTCTAATAACACTTGACTGGGAAACTTACTACGCAGAAGGGTTCGGCTTTAAGAACCTGACTACGGAGGAATACATACGCGATAAGCAGTTCGAGGAGATAGGTGTCGGCATCAAAGTCGATGACTCGCCCGCGTATTGGATTTCTGGCTCACATGAAGAACTAAAGAAACACTTAACTGACCTAACCGATTGGTCAGACTCGGCACTTCTATGCCACAACACTCTTTTTGACGGGGCGATACTCGGTTGGCGTTTCGGTATCTACCCCGCTTTTTATTTAGACACACTGTGCATGGCTAGAGCGCTTCACGGTGTGGATGCTGGCGGTAGTCTTGGCGCGTTGGCTGAACGCTATCAGATTGGTGTCAAGGGTGACGAGGTAGTCAAAGCGTTGGGCAAGCGCAGAGCAGACTTCACCCCTGCGCAACTCTCAGCGTACGGTGACTACTGCAAGAACGACGTTGAGCTGACCTACAAGTTGTTTCATCTGATGGCAGAGCAGTTCCCCGGCGATGAGGTAAAACTTATTGACATGACGCTGCGCATGTTCCTCGACCCGGTTTTTCAAGTAGACGATGCGTTGCTGGTACAACGATTAGAAGACTTGAAGAAAGAGAAGAACGACTTACTAGCCACACTTAAAAAAGACTTGGAGTGCGATGATGAAGAAGCTGTTCGCAAGAAGCTGGCAAGTAATAAGCAGTTTGCTGCCATCCTTCAGTCACTTAAACCCCCAATTGATCCCCCACTCAAAATCAGTCCAGTCACAGGAAAAGAAACATTTGCTCTGGCAAAGAACGACGAGGGTTTTATCGCACTCACGCAACATGAAAACCCACTTGTGCAGCAGCTATGTGCTGTCAGACTCGGAACTAAATCTACTCTGGAAGAGTCTCGCATCACACGATTCATCGACATTGGCAAGCGAAATCGAGGATTACTGCCCATCCCCCTTAAATATTATGGAGCACATACCGGACGATGGAGTGGTTCTGACAAGGTTAATTTCCAAAACCTTCCTAGTCGAGATAAAAAGAAGAAGACCCTCAAGAACGCGGTACTTCCCCCCGATGGTCACGTGGTCATTAACTGTGATTCCTCCCAGATCGAAGCACGGGTGCTGGCTTGGTTGGCAGGACAAGGAGATGTTGTACAACAGTTCGCAAGCGGCGAAGACGTATATTCAATCTTTGCTTCCAAAGTCTACAGTCGCACCATAACCAAGGCGAATCCAGAGGAGCGGTTCGTAGGCAAGACTTGCGTTCTAGGGCTTGGGTACGGTACTGGCTGGAAGAAGTTACAGCACACGCTGGCTACGTCACAACCGATCAGCGTAGCGTTGCCAGACGATGAGTGTCAGGCCATAGTCAATCTTTATCGAGAAGTTAACGACAATATCATTTCGCTATGGAAAGAATGTGACGATGCGTTGGGCGAACTCGCCAACTGGGACGCGAAGTCAAAGCCGTTTTATCTAGGACAGCATAAGGCGTTGCAAGTTACCCAAGAGGGCATAGCACTCCCGAATGGGCTAATGATTCGCTACCCGAAGCTACGGTTCGATACCGAGGGAGAGAAGTCCCAGTTCAAGTACAAGTCGCGTAAGGGTGAGATCGGCATCTGGGGCGGGGCAGTCGTCGAGAACGTGGTGCAAGCGTTGGCTAGGATTGTTGTAGGCGAACAGATGCTTGCTATTAATGAAAGGTATCGCGTTGCGTTGACCGTGCATGATGCGGCGGTAATCGTAGTTCCAGAGTCTGAGCGCGAAGAGGCTATGGCGTTCATCACTGAGAAGATGTCCATCGCACCGGACTGGGCGGCGGGTTTACCTGTTGCATGTGAGGCCAAATGGGGGCATAGTTATGGAGAGTGTTAACAAATAAAGGTGTCCCATGAGTCCGATTACGTGGTCGTTTTCTAGTCTGAAACAGTACATCAACTGCCCTAAACAGTATCAGCAAGTAAAAGTTCTAAAGAGATATGAGACCAAACCAACACAGCAAATGCTCTATGGCACGAATGTTCATACAGCGTTGGAGAATTACGCGAAGGACGGAACAGAGCTACCCCACAACTACCAGCGGTTTGCTTCCATGGTTGACCCGCTGCTTGAGATCGATGGGACGCGCTATCCTGAGCATCAGATGGCGTTAGATATAAACAGGCAACCCTGCGCATACGATAAAGGTTATTGGGTACGAGGCATCGTTGACTTGATGGTCGTGTCAGATGACACAGCATTCATCGTTGACTACAAGACAGGTAGCGACAAGTACCCTGATTTAAAACAGTTGCGGTTGATGGCGTTGATGACGTTTGCGCACTTCCCCGAGGTGCAAAAGATTAAAGCTGGTTTGTTGTTTGTATTGCACAACAACTTCATACCAGAAGAGTACGAGCGTAGTCAGATCGATGAGTTGTGGAATAACTTTACGCCAGACTTGGAACGACTAAAGATTTCTTTTGAGAACGATTCATGGCAACCCAACCCGACACCGCTGTGCGGCTGGTGTCCTGTGACGGAATGTGAATTTCATAGGAATAGATAACATGCCATACGTAAATAAACCCAGACCTTACAAGAAAGAGTATCAGCAGGAGAAGGCGAGGGGCGAACACCCTGACCGCATGGAGCGTCAACGTGCGCGTCGTGCGATGGATAAAAAAGCGAAGGACGGTAACGGCAACGGTAAAGCTGATGCACGAGAAGGCAAAGATATAGCGCACAAAAAAGCTTTATCAAAAGGTGGTAGCAATGCTGATGGAGTGGTGGTACAGTCAGCATCGAGAAACAGATCGTTCAAGCGTAATTCTTCAGGCGCGTTAATATCCGAGACTAGCGCGCGTGAACGCAAGAAGTAAGTCTCCCAGCCGTAAGATGTGAGTGGGCAAGAGGTTTTGGAAGGTTTTCCTCTTATAAACCGCATCAGTCAATCACGTGGCCCCTTTCGGAGTAGTACTCCTTCACTACGTAGGATTGACCGACTAGCCCCCGTAAGGGGCAATGTTAAATTTATAGTGAGGTTAAATTGAGTGACGTTAAGTTTACAGTCGTGGACGACACGGCTTTGCGCTACAAAGTCCCAAACCAATTAGCGGACGTGCTGCTCCAGTACATCGATAAATGCGAGGTGCTTGAGAAGAACAGCAAAGAAACGACGCTTCTCACCTATTGGGGACTTAAAGAAACCACCTTCCTCACGCAGACGATTGGCTTCCAAAATGTACCATCACCGATGCTGCGTGACTACAAGTACCCCGGCCTGTACAAACCATTCAGCCACCAGCGCACAACCGCTGAGTTCCTATCAGTAAGGCAACGCGCGTTCTGTTTCAACGAGGCGGGTACAGGCAAGACTTCATCCGTTGTATGGGCAGCGGACTATCTCATGTCGCAAGGTTTTGTGAAGCGTGTACTAATTATATGCCCGCTGACAATCATGTACTCCGCGTGGCAGGCCGACGTCTTTAAAACAGCTATGCACCGAAGCGTAGGCGTAGCGTATGGCCCAGCAGATAAACGCAAGAAAGTAATTAGAGGGAACTACGAGTTCATCGTTGTTAACTACGACGGAGTAGGCATCCTGCGGGACGAGATCAAGAACGGCGGTTTTGATTTGATCGTTGTGGATGAGGCGAACGCTTACAAGTCAACGAGTACTGTGCGTTGGAAGATTCTCGCTAAGTTAGTTGAGCCCCATACCCGACTCTGGATGCTGACCGGCACTCCCGCTTCACAGTCACCGCTTGATGCGTTTGGCTTAGCGCGTTTGGTCTCGCCCGACAAGGTTCCCAAATACAGCACAGCGTGGCGGGATAAAGTCATGATGCAAGTATCCAGATTCAAATGGTTCCCGAAGCCAACAGCTAGGCAGGATGTGTTCGAGGCATTGCAGCCAGCGATACGGTTCTCCAAAGACGAGTGCTTAGACCTACCAGAAGTGCTGTATCAGACCCGTGAGATTCCGCTGACTCCGCAAGCCGCTAGGTACTACAAGGCGTTGAAGGAAGAGATGCTGATCAATGCGGCAGGGGAACAGATAAGTGCAGTAAATGCAGCGGCGCGGCTGTCCAAGCTGCTTCAGGTGTCTGGCGGAGCTGTGTATTCAGATACGCATGAAGTAGTAGAGTTTGATGTGAAGCCCAGACTCAACGCGCTGCTGGAGGTACTCGAAGAGACAGAGCATAAGGTATTAGTCTTTGTACCGTTCACGCACACAATCGAAATGTTATCGAGATTTCTAACAGACAATAACATCACCAATGAAGTTATTAACGGAAGCGTATCTGGTAATGAACGGACTAGGATCGTTAATAAATTTCAATCGACCCCTGAACCACGAGTGCTTGTCATCCAGCCTCAAGCAGCATCACACGGTGTCACGCTGACCGCTGCAAACACAATCGTATTCTGGTCGCCTGTTATGAGTGTGGAAACGTATTTACAGTGCGTCGCACGTATTGATCGCATGGGGCAGAAGAATCGTATGACAGTGGTTCACCTGCAAGGCTCAGAAGTTGAAAAGAAGATGTACCGGATGTTGCAAAGCAAAGTTGATTCACATGAGAAACTAATTGACTTGTACAAGTCAGAACTTGAAGGGGAAATCTATGAAGGACATGAATGAATTAGTTAAAGCCTACTTGACTATACGTAATGAACGTGAAAGGATCGAGTCGGAGTACAAAGACCGCGACATGCAATTAAAAGCGGATATGGCAGTACTCGAACAAGAGATGTTGGCGGGGTGCAACGAGATGAAGGTTGAGAGTCTACGCACCGATAGCGGTACCGTCATAAAGTCATTGAAGGAGCGCTTTACCTGCGCAGACCGCGATAACTTTAATAAGTTTGTTCTTGAAACAGGCGCAGTTGAATTGTTTGCTGCGCATTTGCACCAAAGTAATTTTAAAGAATTCATGTCCGAGCGGCATCATGAAGGTTTGCCCCCCGGTGTGAACGTGATGCGTGAATTCACCATCACAGTTAAGAAGCCCACAGTCCGATAAAGTGAAGGAACTATTATGAGTACAGAACTCGCAACAATCCTAGCAAACAACCCATTGATCATTCAGTCGGGTGTTGATGAAGATACCGCAGCCGTTGCAGGTGGCAGTGGTAATCAGACTAAGCGTCTTTCTATCAAGGGCGGGGTGTTCCGCAAGATGGTTGGCGGCAAGGAGGTCGGTAGTATCGAAGACCGTCACATGAATGTGATCTTTGTTCGCATGGCACACAGCGCGTCCCGTCAATGCTATGAGGGAACCTATGAAGAAGGAAAAACCGTTTCGCCGATCTGCTGGTCAAACGACTCCGTTAAGCCTGATGACGATGTTGAACATCCTTGCGCTCCAACATGTGACGTGTGCCCCAACTCCGCTAAAGGTTCTAATGACTCTGGCGTCGGCGCGAAATGCAAACTATCATGGCGCACGGCAGTCGTACTTCCACAAGACCCTGCTGGTGACATACTGGAATTCGTTATCCCCGCAGCTTCGACTTTTGGCAAGGAAGAAAACGGTAGATGGCCTTTCAAGTCTTACATCGGAATGCTAGCCAGCAACAACGTATCGAAAGGTCGTGTTGTAACTAAGGTGCAGTTCGACACTAAGGTGCAGTTCCCGAAGGTGTTGTTCTCGCCAGCCGGTGCAGTTGACCCGAAAGACTTTGATGCTATTAGTCAGCAGGGTAAAACCGCAGCAGCTGAAGCAGCAATCAAGCTGTCTGTGTACAAGAAAAAGGGTACGGATGAAGTGGAAGTAGAGGCAGCTGAGCCAACGCTACGTGAATCGACAAAGCGTTCAACGGCTACCGCAACCGACGCATCAGACGTGATTAAGAAATGGTCTAAGAAGCAAGGGTAACTATGTCGCGTCCGTATAGCCCACAGTTTTTATCTGGGCTGAATCAAGCAGATGATACTTACCGCATCGGCTACAAGATGGCTAAGCTTTGTGTTGCGGCAAAACTACCTGCTAAGTATGTAGCTGTTGCATTGGAAGTATCTAGGGCGACCATTCACAATTGGTTTCGCGGCGCGGTGCTTCGTGGCAAAAATGAAGATATGGCTTTAGCTTTCATCAGGCTAGTACAGAAAGACATGGAGGCAGGAGTATTGCCAGCCAAGTCTGTGAAGGAAGCTAAAGCCTATATTGAAGACATGATTGGGAGAGCTATATGAAAAAACTATTTGTAATTTGGGCGATGTTATCCGCAGGTATGGCTTACGCTGGCTGCACTCAGCATAGCTACTTCTACAACGGCAGATACACAATTTGTACAACGTGTTGCGACACTTACGGCAACAACTGTAATACGTTCTGCACCTAAGTAGCAGCACTTTGTACAACCGGGCAGAGCTTTTGCTCTGCCCTTTCTGTCTCTGCGGATATGATAAAACAATTTTACGAGAAAGCATTGCCTTCGCAGGGCGTCTATTGTGTGGCAAAAATCCATCCAGAGACGCACAAGATCACACAAAAGTTTGTGGAGAGCATTGATGAGATTGAAAGCATTGCACGACAGTTTAGCGTGGATGGAAATAATGTCTACGTGGCACTTGCATCCTACGACGGCTATTCAAGAAAAGCAGAAGACGCGCAATTCCTTCGTTCATTCTTCATCGACCTCGATGTTGGAGATAGAAAAGGATACGCTACTAAAGAAGACGCACTTACTAGTTTGCGAGAGTTCGTGGAAGCAAAAGAACTCCCCCCGCCGGTCATCATCGACTCAGGTACAGGAATCCACGCCTACTGGCTTTTTGACGAAGACGTAGCGGCGACTGAATGGAAGCCTTACGCTGAGAAGTTCAAAGCGTTCTGCCTTGAATCATTAAAGATAGACCCTGTAGTCACGGCTGACCTTGCGCGTATTCTGCGCTGCCCAGACACGCTTAACTACAAGACCGACCCACCGTCACCCTCCGCTGTACTTAGCGATGAGATTTACGTCTACTCTTTCGATGCGTTCAAAGAGTTTCTAGGCATAGAAGAGATTAACTTAGCGGCGGCTGACGTCTTAAAGAGTATTCCGAAAGGGCTCGACGAAGAGACTAAGGCTCTCATGAAGTTGGACAACTATGAGACGGTGTTCGACAAGATCGCAATACGCAGCATGGAGGGGGACGGGTGTGAGCAAATCAAGTGGGCAATCGAGAACCGCCGAACCTTGCCTGAACCAGTGTGGACAGCCGTGCTGTCAATCGCACAACACTGCGTCGATAGAGACGAAGCAATCCATGCACTTTCCTGTGACTATCCCGGATATAGCTGGGAAGAAACAGAAAAGAAAGCCAACCAGCGGCAAGGCAAGCCTTATTCTTGCGAAGTATTTGACAACACAAACCCCGATGTCTGTGATAACTGCAAGCACCGAGGCAGCATCACCAACCCGCTTGCACTCGGAAAGACAATCAAGATCGCCAAAGCGGAATCAGTTCGGACGGACGAGGATACCAAAGGTGTTTCAAAAAGCCTGATCGTAGATCACCCGCAGTACTTGTTCCCGTACTTCAGGGCAGAGAAGGGTGGCATCTATTTCCAGCCGCCTCCGACGAAGGACAAGAAGGGCAAGAAAACTGAGTACGACCCAGTCCTAATCTTTGAGCATGAGTTGTTTCCGGTAGAGCGTCTGTACAGTAAGACAGAAGGCGCCATGATGCTTATGCGTTTGCTGCTGCCGAAAGACCCGCCCAAAGAGTTTCTGCTCCCTATCAGGATTCTTCAGTCAACGGATGAGCTGAAGAAGTCTTTGCTGTTTCACGACATCATTCCTTTGCCTCACTTGATGGTGCACATGATGGGTTATTTAAATAAATGGGGAAAGTATTTAGCCAGCACCGTACCTGCTGAGATCGTTCAGATGCAGATGGGTTGGACAGAAGTAGTTGATGGCAAGCGGCTAGGCGACGAGTTTGTTGTTGGCAACCGGATGGTTAAGCGTAATGGCACTGTGGTTAAAGCCGCTGTTGCTCCGGCAATCCGAATCATCTCTAAGATTTTTGACCCACGAGGGACATTTGAAAAATGGCAAGAGTGTGTACAGGAGCTGAATCGACCATCGATGGAGCTACACGCTCTTGGTGCGCTTACCGGCTTCGGTGCGCCCTTAATGAATCTGACTTCTACAAGTGGCGTAATTTTGTCGTACACCGGGGAATCGGGCAATGCGAAGACTGGTGCTTTGATGGCAAACCTAAGCACGTGGGGCAACCCGAAGGATATGTGGGTGCTGGACGCGACACAGAATGGATTAGTAACGCGATACGTTACATTCAAAAATATTCCGTACGGTCTAGATGAAGCGCATAACAGACCAGCGGATGAAGTAGCCAAGTTTGTCCACGCAGTCTCACAGGGCAAAGCCAAGATCAGGATGCAGGGATCGATTAACGCTGAACGGGAGCATGAGTTAGCAGCTTCTTCAATAGCAATGCTTACATCCAACCAGCCGATGCTCGACATCATCATGCAGAAGAAGAGCTACGCCAACGGCGAGATGGCACGGTTGATTGAGTTAATGATTGATAAGCCTAGCGCCATGACTGAAGACCCTCATCTGGGACGGCGCGTGTTTGACCCGCTACGCTACAACTACGGTCATGCTGGCATCAAGCTGGTGCAGGGTTTCTATACGTTGGGGGAGCAAGACCTGCTAGACCGCATAGCTTACTGGTTGGCACGGTTCGAGAAAGATTTTGGGCTGGACGATATCTACCGCTTCTATAAGGATTACGTCTGCGCAGTGTTCACGGGCGGCATGGTCGCTAACGAGTTCAAGATCGTTGACTTTGAGTTGAACCGGATTTACGACCGCTTGCTGTATGAGATGATTAACCTACGTGACAACGTAGTTAAACTGGGGCGCATGGACTATGAAGGATTGGTCGGCGAATTTATCAACAAGTATTACACAGGCTTCCTCGGAATTAACGACGGAAAAGTCACATACGAACCCCGAACTTCTCTTGTTGGACGCATGGATGTCGCGCTCGGACAAGTATTTATATCAACGACTGAGTTTAAAAGATATCTTGGAGAGAAACAACTTAGCTCACGGGAGTTTGAGAAAGCCATGAAGGATAAAGGCATCCTGATTGGCGCTCGGAAGATGCGGCTGGACTCCGGTTGGAAGGGGGCTTTCAGTATGCTCGACAAAAATATGAACGTAAACTGCTATGTCTTTGAAACCAAAATCCCAAGTTCTTTCTTTGAACCCGATAGACATGGAGCAACTGACGGAGGAACCTGAGTGGGTGTTCCCGTATGCCTACATGCAGCCGGGGGATAGTTTCTTTATCCCTACGCTGCGCCCCGCCCAGATGATCTACGCCGCTGACACAGCGGCAAAGAAGGCGGACATCCGTGTAAAGATTTACACCTGTCACAAGGACGGTCATCTAGGCGTACGGGTTTGGCGTATGGATTAGAACTCATACCCCATAGCTTTGTACATATCTACTAGTTGCATCTTGAGCATCGATTGATACACGCGGTTTGCTTCTAGTAACTGACGCTTTGTATCGTAGTCGTAATTAACATCACGGCGAATTTGCTTTGCTTCGCTGCGTAGCTTTTTAAGTTCCCCGTTGGCGTCGCTCTTGTATTGTTTAACTAAGAATTCGTCCAGCGGGTTTTCCGCAAGATGCTGGTAATACATCTCGACATCCGACTGTTCCAACTCTTTGAGCCGGTCTTTGCGCCGGTCTAAGTCCTTCTCAATCTTATTCCACATCCTCGCGTCATAGTCAGAGCGCGTTCCAATAAAGCCGGACAGGATCAAACTGTCTTGCTTTAATATTTCTGTTGTAGACCGTTCTGACCCCATGCCGATGGTAAACATATTCCACCCAGCCGCGCCAACTTTTGCCAATGCATCTATATAGGCAGACGCGAAGAAGTGCATTTCATTAGGCCCAAATTCAAACCCAGTGGTTCTGAAAAGAGCTATTGATAGGTCTTTATACATTTTAGGCACGTTGTCTGCACCCGTATACACGCTGCCATTTGGCCCTTGACGGTTGTTGTAAATCTCTTGCCCAAGAGAGTTATAGTTCATAGCAAACTCAACAAGCGGCTTAAGCGGAGCTGGGGCCACCGAGTCAATAATAAATTCACTGGGCTTTTCTATGATGCTGCCTCTTGAAACAGGCAGTGGCAGGAACGAGTCCATCAGGATCGGCACCATGTTTGCCAACACTTCAGTAAACTTAGTGTCGGAGTTACCCAGCGAAGCTATCTGAGCGCCAAGTGCAGCAAACGCACCCATACCGAAGCCCCACGGGATTGTGATGATGTCGTTAACTCCGGGGCCGATAAAGAACCGAGCGTCGCGCATCCAGCGAGACATGTCATCCGTAGCTACACGGTTGCGACCAAAGTCATCTTCCCCCGCCCCTGCGTATGCAAGGTAGTATATGGCTACGCCAAACCCTAGCAGGACTGCCGTAGTATTCTTGCCGCGCTGGGCTTGCTCAATAAACTTCTTGGTGAACTCTTCGCGGTTGCCCTTGGTTCGCAGTTCTGTGGGTAACTCAGCCCATGCACGATCAGCCGCTGCCTTATAACCACCAAATGCAGAAGATATAGCGGGAGCTAGAGATTCAGTAACACGCACAGCACCGGTAGCTGACGCGCTAAAGAACATAAACCACGCGCCCATCTGGTTGGCCTTTAGACCTCTTTCTTCGAAGTTAGCCAGACCTTTAGCAAACGCTGCCGCTGGTTTATTGGCAGCTTGTTCGGCATCAACACGGCTCATGCCCTTCTTCATGAGCTTGCCGACTTCTTCCGACTTACGTATCTTGAACGCAGCGGCGCGGCTAGTGAATTCAAACGAGGCCATGTAGACATCGAAGAACTTGGTAATCTTGTCAAAACTCTTTAGCGTTGTGGATTTGTTGGCCCCTTCCAACAGATCGCGGAACTGTCCTTTAGCAGTAAAGCTGCTGACGTAGGCGATGTCGCCGCCGTTCTGCAAGTAGTCAAGCAGGTCTTTGACGTGGCCTGATTTATCTTTAGCTAATAGTTCTTTTATGCGTGGGTTCTTAGATGGATCGGCACCGCCTTCGTAGAACGCTTTAGCAACTGCACCCGACTTGTAGAAGCCGTTGGACACTACGTAGTTGGCAATCGAACCGACGTAGTTAGCCGCCGCGCCGGGGGACATGTCTACAGTTATGTTAAATGCGTTAGCCAGTATGTCACGGATAAAGTTCTTGGGCGCGAACGCTACGTTATAGCGCGTATGGGTCTGCCCCATGTAGCTGGTGAAGGTGTTTAGCTTATCTATTATTCCGCTGCCTGTCTGGTACGTCTTACGGATAGCGTTACGCAGCCGATCGTTTTTAACCGATATAACAGCCACTTCACCTTCTGGCATGTAATACAGGAACACGTTTTGATTGCTCATTAGTTTGAGCAACTCCGGGTCTGACTTTATGTTGTACCGATCTTGGAACGAAATTGTTTTTATCTTCCCGTCTATTAGTCCAGTGTTAACTAAGTTGTACAAGTTCTTAGTCACGTCCTTGCGACCAGACCGCGAAGCAGCCACTGCCGCATCAGCCATCATTGTAAGAATCGGATTGTCAGGCAGCGTGTAGCGCCCCTCCTGCGTATATTCTTTCTGCTGAAGTTCGCGTCCAAGCGCCTGCTCACCACCGTAGAACAAGTCGGCATCTTTATCTTCTACAGGCTTACCCTTGTATGTGACGTAGTTCTTATAGCCATAGAAGTCTACGAGGTTATCAACC